ATGCCCGTGTTTTGGTCGATTACCATTATCTTCCAAGCGCTTGCCATGCTGCTAAGGCCTTAAGATCGTATCTCAGTTACAGGATATTACAGTGGCCCGTTTCCAAAAAGGCCAGTCCGGCAATCCGGGCGGCAAACCAATCAACGCGCGCACGAAAATCAACAATGTGTTTCTGACGGCTGTGGCCGAAGACTTTGAAAAGCACGGCGTGAAGGCTCTGGAGCGGCTGCGCAATGACAGCGTGGTCAAGTACTGCGAGCTGGTTGCCGGCCTATTGCCCACGGAAAGCAAGACCGAAACGAATGTGAATGTCACTGGAACAGTTGCCCACGAGCATATCCCAGTATCGGACGTTGATCGGTGGATTGTCGAAGCACTCGGAAGCCGAAAAGACGGCGATACTTCGGAGGCTTTGCCAAACTGATTTATATTTCCTGCTGCGGTATGGATTAGGCCGCAAGGACGCGGAGCACGATTGGATATTCGCCCGCTGCCGCGAAGTTCAGGAAAACCCTGACGGCAGATTAGATTTATGGGCTCGCGAGCATTTTAAGAGTTCGATCCTGACGATGGCATTGACCATTCAGGACATTCTCAACAATCCCGAAGTGACGATTGGGATATTCAGCCATACCAGGCCGATTGCGAAAGGCTTCCTGCGCCAGATCAAGCGCGAGTTCGAATCCAACGAGCAGTTGAAGGCGTGGTTTCCTGACGTTCTGTACCAAGACCCTCAAAAGCAATCGCCCAAGTGGTCCGAGGACGAGGGCATTATCGTCAAACGTAAGTCCAATCCCAAGGAAGCCACGGTAGAGGCTTGGGGGCTTGTAGACGGCCAGCCGACATCGAAGCATTTCAAGCTGATGGTGTACGACGACGTTGTGACGCGAGAGAGCGTTACGACGCCGGACATGATCGCCAAGGTGACTGAGGCTTGGGAATTGTCCCGCTCGCTCACGAGCGAAGGTGGTAAGACGCGCTACATCGGAACGCGGTATCACTTCAACGACACCTATGCCGAGATGATGCGGCGCGGCGCTGCGATACCAAGGATCAGGGCGGCAACATCTGACGGGACGGTTGATGGCGAACCTGTTCTCATGTCTCGCGAGAGATTGGCCGAAAAGCGCAGGGAGCAGGGGGCGTATACCTACTCCAGTCAGATGCTCTTAAACCCGATAGCCGACGAGACGCAGGGCTTCAAATACGAATGGATCGAGACCTACATCACCTGCGAAGGCGATGGCATGAACAAATACATTCTCGTCGATCCTGCCAGTGCGAAGAAGAAGACCAGCGATTACACCGCGATATTCGTTATCGGGCTATCGCCGGATAATAACTACTACATCCTCGACATGGTGCGCGACCGTCTGAGTTTGACGGAGCGTGCGGACGCTGTTTTCTCGCTCCACAGGCGCTGGTCTCCTCGCATGGTTGGCTACGAGAAATACGGCATGATGGCCGATATCGAGCACATCAAGGATCGTCAGAAGCGAGAGAACTACCGCTTCGAAGTCGTTGAGCTTGGCGGGCAGATGCCGAAGCTGGATCGCATCAGGCGATTGGTTCCCTTGTTCGAACAGGGCCGCGTGTGGTTCCCGCAATCGATCTACAAGACCGATTACGAAGGCAAGGTCGTTGAACTGGTGCAGACCTTCATCAACGAAGAATACAAGCCGTTTCCCGTGGGTTTGCACGACGACATGATGGACTGTCTGTCCCGCATTCTGGACGAAGACATGCAGGTGTCATGGCCCAAGCTGGAAGTCAAAGAAGACCGCTACTCGCGGCGCAGATACAGACCGTCTCATGGCGGCGGTTCATGGATGGGGGCTTGAATGCTGACATACGAAGACCAGCCGACCATCAAGAACGCCATTATGAAACGCTTGGGCAAAGAACCTGGCGTTCAGATCGCCGACATCGTGGTCAAGGATATGAAAGACCACATTCAGGTCGGCGTGTGGCTCATTCTGGTTGATATTGCGGACGAGTACACAATTCCTGACGTTCGGTCATGGTTCGATTTGCCGGCGAGCTTTTATCTCCGCCAATTGCACAACGAGATTGACGAGATCGCAGAGAGCGTGAAAACCGCCAAGCGCAACATCGGCGCTGGCAGGCTGTTATGGACGCCGACCGAGGGGTTCAAACGGCAATATCTGCCCGGAACCGGACTGCGCGGACGCTGGAAATCATCCGACAAGGTAAGCGAAGCAGCATGATGTTCGATGATGCAGACGTTCGCAGGGTCATTCTTGGTCAATTCCCAACGCTTGAAGCATGGCGTCTGGACGTTGAGCCATATGACTACGGCGTGGAAATGAACGCTGGGCTTGTGGTCGATACGGAGCAGGGCAGGAAGCGTCTGAACTTCCGCACCAAAGCGATAGGGCGCACGCTGGACGAGGTAACACAGGACATCGTGTCTGCCATGAGCGCAGATGCGGAGGCTGCCAATATGCTCGGCATCGCCTCTGACGCAAAGAAACGTAAAACCATTTCCATGCCGGAAAAGCGCAAGGACGTAACCATCAAGTTACCCAGCCTTCACTCCGACGGCAGCGTCTCCATCGGCTGACGATAGATGGCAAGGAGAAGCAGAAAAGCCCCCACGGCTAATCCCGATGGGCGGATGGAGCAATTCAAGCAGTGGTTCAAGCAGGACTCTGACTTCTCCCATGACTGGCGCAAGGAAGCCCGCGAAGACTACGATTTCGTGGCCGGTAATCAGTGGGACGAAAACGATCTTGCCAAGCTGAAGCTGGAAAACAGACCTGTCGTTACGTTCAATCGTACGGCCTCTGTTATCGATAGCGTGGGCGGTCTTGAGGTCTCGAACAGGCAGGAAGTCCGCTATATCCCGCGTCAGGTCGGTAATGCCGGTGTCAACGAGCTTTTGACCGGAGCGGCCAAGTGGGCGCGCGACGAATGCAATGCCGAGGACGAAGAGTCCGATTCCTTCCTCGATCAGGTGATCTGTGGAATGGGCTGGACGGAAACCCGGCTTGATTACGACGAAGACCCTGACGGCAAGCTGATTATCGCCCGTGTCGATCCCTTGGAGATGTTCTGGGATTCTGGCTCAAGACGTAAGAACCTTGCAGACGCAAGGCGAGTGTGGCGCGTTCGTCAAGTCTCTCTGGAGGAGGCGGAAGAAATCGCGCCCGATGCCGATCCAGAAGACCTTGATGCGACGTGGGCGCGGGATCTGAATTCCACCTCGCAAGACCCGCACGACGCCCAGCAAGCGCCGTTCTACCGCAACGATCAGTCGCCCAATATCGACAAGGCCAGCGCCAAGGTGACGTTGGTCGAATGCCAGTGGTTTGTGAAAACCAAGGGTTACCGCGTTGTCGATCCTGTCACCCGACAGATTCAGAAGCTGACAGCGGACGAGTTCAAGACCGTCAGCGAGCGGGCGAAGCAGTTGGGCATCACCCTTGTCAGCGCCCCTATGCAGGTTCGCCAATACAAGCGGGCCATTCTGGGAAATTCCGTCCTTGACGAATGGGATGGGCCGGACCTTGGCGGGTTTACCTACAAGTGCATGACGGCCAAGCGTGACCGCAACAAGGGCACATGGTACGGCCTTGTCAGGCCGATGAAAGACCCGCAGCGCTGGGCCAACAAGTGGCTTGCGCAGGTGATGTATATCATCAATGCGAACGCCAAGGGCGGCTTGCTCGCCGAGAAGGGCGCATTCGACAACCCGCAGCAGGCAGAGGATACGTGGGCCGATCCCACGGCGATCACGCTGCTTGCGGACGGTGCAATCGCGGGCAACAAGATCAAAGAAAAGGGGCAGGCTGAGTACCCGCAGGGTATCGACCGCCTCATGCAGTTTGCCATTTCGTCCATCAGGGACGTTTCCGGCGTCAATCTCGAATTGCTTGGTATGGCGGCAACCGACCAAGCCGGTATTCTGGAGCATCAGCGTAAACAGGCTGGCATGACCATCCTTGCCGGGATGTTCAATTCCTTGCGTCAATACAGAAAAGACCAAGGCCGGTTGATGCTCTACTACATCACGAATTTCCTTGCCGATGGCAGGCTGATCCGCATTGGCGAACCGTCCTCTGCCCAGTATGTCCCGCTGATCCATAACCCCGATACCATCGAATACGACGTGATCGTGGATGACACGCCGTCCTCGCCAAACCTGAAGGAACAGACATGGGCCGCGTTGGTCCAGATGATGCCGTTCCTGTCACGTATGCCGATGCCGCCGAGCGTCATTCTGGAGCTTTTGAAATACTCGCCCATTCCCGAATCTGCGATTGAGGATTTGAAGCAGGCGGCATCTAGCGCCATGCAACAGCAACAGCAGCAGCCGAATCCTGAAATGATCAAGGTTCAGGCGCAGGCATCGACGGAACAGGCCAAGGCAGATTGGCATAAGGCACAAGCCGCAGCCGAGACCATCAAGGCGCAAGGCGAGCAGGCAAGG